CTTGTTTAAAGTCTTTTCACTGATGCCACAGCGTAGATCTTTGATAATAACTCTACGGCATAGACCGTTCCATTCGGCGGAGTCAAACTGTTCGCTCATAAACTCAATGGCGGTCTTAGCGTTGTGTCCAGTAAGGCTTCTAGTGCGTAGTCCCTCCAGCATGGCCCAGAACTTGGGCCAAGGATTTGGCCGACCAGTTAAGTCTTTGGTCTCAGGAACTTTCTTTACGCCAAACACATAGTAGGGGTTGTAGGCTTGATAACAGTTGAACAGGAAACATTGAGCATTGGCCGAACCCAATTTTGCCGCCATCAGGGCCTTTTCGATTACTGATTCTTTGTGTAATCTACTGTCGCTACTCTCTAGGTCTCTGATCCAGTCTGCAGCCACTTTGATCTCATTAAATTGTTCGGAGGTATAATCTATCGTCATATTATTTACTCAGGTGCTGTTGATGTTTATACTCGCGCTTTAACCAGAATTTATACCGGTTAAAATATTCTCGGGCTGTGTAAGGCAACGGTTGCTGATAGGCCTCAAGCTCATCCTTGTGCTCAAACCATTTTTCTTGGCACCATATGCGAAAACTATGTTTCATTTCAGTCCCATAATATGATCAATCACTGCAGAGGCTTCTGGAAACCCTTCGCGTTCTTTCTTTGCAACTACAGTCTCGATCATATCCAACTGCACTGTATGGAGTCCGCTTACAAAAGTCATAACATCTTCGGGTTTCATTTTATAACTGATTTTGTATTCCTTGGCTGACTGTGCCTTTTCAACTTCATTCTTTAATGCGTCATACCAAACAAATTTAGGAGTTTTCTTTTCCATTATTCTTCCTCTTCATCAGTGATGAACTGACTGGCCATATCGCACATGCAACTGAAACAGGTTGGACAAAAACTTACAGGCAGGATTCCAAAATGTCCTTCAACGCCACCCTCGTCGTCGGTATAATCACATGAACATACCGTACACTTGTGAGTTTCGGTTATCATACTGCGGCCTCATCACAGTCGCGAGCAAAAATACGAACAACATCTTCATGGGTCACATAGTCTTTGAAGTAGATATAAGTATCTTCGACACTACGACCACGAGCCTGCCATTCCATGATTTCAATTTCAATGTTTTTATAAAAGCCCATTATTGAGCCTCCCCATAGGCCACCGCATCTGCATCGGCTGACCAACGAGCATATTCTTCAGGGTCAATGATGTCGTTAAAGTCGGCTTCGTCAATGATCCAGCCTGCAATACGCAATTCTTCACGACCACTGTAGGTCTTCTTCATTGCGTCCATAGTGTCGTGGATACGATTGATCTGTGCTTCCAACCAAGAACGGTTGCGCCAGTCTTCATCACTGCCAAGAGTGCGTGGGCGGAAACCATAAAAGTCCTTATGGAAGTCACTAAAGTAGCCTTGTAGTTCTTCTACATTATACTGGGCTAAATGGTTCTGTGTCATGTCTGCTCCTTTAATTTACTATAATACTATTATAACAAATCGGTAATTCTTGGTCAACCATTATCCGGGACTTAGGAATTACAGTATGTAAGTGCATACTAACCCTGGTTGTCTGCCCGGTTTGGAGATTACATATTCTTTTTAACTGTTTACAGTAGCAAACGGACTAAAATCTTCCTGTTGTTTATTTGCAACGAAATCAAAGGCATATTCGCCAGTGTTGCCGATGGGACTCACTTGCACACTACCCAAGCCCAGGGTTTCTGACAAACGATGAAATACTCGACGAGCTTGGCGCTCTGTGATTTTATGGACAAATAGGGTGCCGTTGTAGAACTCAGTTTTAACTGGCTGGTTGGTAAGAGTAACTTTGACCAATTGATCTATTACAGTTTCAAACATATCTGCTCCTTTATTATCACTATAATGCTAGTATAACAAAAGAGTCTTTTTGGGTCAACCGTTTGATTGTGGCGCTTTTACAACAGATTTATAGAATTTGTGTGGACACTATTTCCATTTTAATCTTGCATTCAACAAGATACCGGTCCCAAAACTCCAGCCATTCGGGGTCCCAGTTTTTGCCGTGTTTGGCTGTTTCCTCATCCTTCCACACGTAAGAATCAATATCTTCTGCGCAAGTAAATTCACCTGGCAACAATACCATATCGCCGCGATCAATGGCATCTTGCCGGTATCTGCGTTGGCGGAGTTCGGCCTGTTTAAATTTTTTTTGTTCTTCAGCAGTTAAAGTATCTACCCATTCGTTTATTATCAATGGTGGTCCACTGTTGTCAACTGTTGAATATCTGAATTCTTGTTTAACTGGCATAATTATTCTTCCGATACTATTTTAAAACTAAGGTTATTTTCACTAATGTATCGGTTCCAAAACTTTAACCAAATTTGATCATGTCCTTTGCCACGATGTGCTGTTTCCTCATCCTTCCAAATAAATTTTGGACTTGTTTGCCCGGGCAAGTGCCAACCATGTGGGGCCAACTCCACTGCCAAGTCTCCACGCTTAACTGCTGTATCTGTATGAGCCTGTTGACGTTTTGCGGCGCGGTGAAACTTCTGTTGTTCTTCTTCGGTCAAGGTTTGGACCCACTCATGCAAAGACGGAAACGTGGTGCGTCCGTCTTTGGCTCTTAGATCGTATTTGGTTTTAACTTCCATAATTATCTCCAAATTTTATAATATTTACGTAGAGCCAATTGTCTAGCAAGCCAAAGTCTGAATTGGATATAATCATATCTAACCAACATGTTACTTGTTTGGAGACTTGGGTGCCTGTGGCGCTGGAGCAGTAGGTGGTCGAGGTTGCGGTGCAGTTGCAGGAGGTTTTTTAATGCTGTCTATCAACTGTTGTAGACCGGCGGCCACACCTATACCGGCAATCGACATCATAAGAACAAAACAAATAGGTCTCATCAGTTGGGCACCAATACCGTTTTGTAACAGTTACAGTTGGCATCTAACAGGGCTTCCCAATGATAACCAGCTGGTGCTGGATATACAGGTTGTGCTGGTGGATAAGTTTGTTGAATATACACTGGACTCTGTTGTATCACAACCGGTGGCCGTGTAGCTTCATAAACAATCAGTCCTCCTACTACGGCCGGTGCTACCCAACCATATCCTGGATGATAGTAATAACGACCTCCGCCATGGCGCCAGTATTCAGCGTGTGCATCAACCGCAAACAAGGTACTCATGGCTAATAAACTTGCGAATACTGTTATAACTATTAGATTTTTTTTCATTTTACCATTCCTATGCACTATTTAATCCAGTATAACATAATAACGTTTTTATAGTCAATCAAGTTGACAAGTTAAATGATTTTTTGACCGCTGGCTTGGGCTACCGTGTATTGAACCGTACCCAAATTGGCTGTAGGTTGTGGATATTGATCGCTGATAGTGATATCGGTTTGAATACCGGCTGTGCTTAAACGAGCTTGATTGCGAGCTTCAATCATACTGCTAACAATGGCCTGGCCACCTTGAGTATTGGTGTTGGCCACACTTTGTAACACGTAGGCTTGACCGCCTTCGGTTACATCTAGTCCATAGGATCCTAGACTAGTAACCATACTCCACGGTTTTTGTCCGCCTACCAAATAGGTAAAATTTACTCCGGCAGCGGCCAAATTTGCATTTTGTGTAACCAGTTGATTAGATATGATATCAAAGTAGGCTGTAGTAGCGGCCACGTTGGCTGGATGGGCAGCTACAATGGTTCCGACTGTGGACTGCATGGCCGGGTTCAGGCCGCCGGTGAACGCATTAGCGATGGCTGCATTGGCCACGTTGGAAGGACCATAAGTTCCAGCACCAGGATACCCTGCCGGTATTACCACAGTATAGGTAGTATTGCCTGTGTCAGGATCTGTATTAGCCACAGTATAATTGCCAGCTATGCAGTTGGCCATTACAGTATAAACACCATTGTTACTGTTGGTCAATGAATTAAAATTGCCAGCTGAGGTCATACTGTTTAATATAACTGTTGTGTTGTTAAATGGATCAGTTATATTGTTGCCGGCTATACTACCAATTATGTCTGTCAATAGCAATAAACCTCGAACGCCGGTGCCCAGAGCCAAAGTTTGTTGATAAAATGTAACCACATTGGCTGGCAAAGGATTAGCCAAGGCATTGATATCGTCAAGCCCTACATTGCTTTCTAAATTGCTTGTGGCATTAGCAAGAGACGGAAGGTCAGTGTCAAAAATATTTTTAACCTGTTCCAGACCTGCTTGTAAGGCTTTACTGGCCAAGGCCTGGTCAGCAGGAATAATTGTCTGTAGTTGACTGTAGGTACTCATGTCTGTGATGCCGGCATATTTTGTAAGGGATTACCAGTCAAAGGTGCAAGGACCGATGGCGGCAATGTATTGGCCAGGTTTGTATTGACTGCACCCAGGCTATTGATATAGATACCGCGCACTCCGTTGGCAGTAGGAGCTGTCAAGGTATTAAAACTGCGTGGAAACAACAAGTAAGGATTCAATAAATCAGCCATGGTTGTAATACCTGGAGTAGTTACACGCAACAAATTCAATATTTGTTGCAAATCTGTACCGGTAATCTGTGTCATGGCCAGGTACACCAGGTGCTGTTGTTGATCTGTAAAGGCACCATTGATTGGATCAACAATCAATGCTTCTGGTATACCAGCATTTAATAAGGCTGTGTTCAAGGCCGGTGTAGTGCTGGCCACTGTGGATAACTGTTGTAGCAAGGCTACCGGATCACCAAGGTTGTTGAGATTGGCCAGGTTGATTAAGATGCCCAACTGTTTAAGATCAGCACCAAAAGCGCCAAACGCCTCACTGACTGAACTGAGTCCGCCGGTGCTGAGATTGTCTTGTGATGTAAACCCAAGGGTATTGTTGATACTATTGGCATTGAAGGTGGTAGTGATCAGTTGATTGTTCTGTGTTACCCAACTCTGCGCTATAGTGAATACCTGATCAAATTTTCCTATGTCTCCACCGCCCATGATAAGATTGTTGTAGTAGTTGACTGTGCTGGTCATTGTGCTATTGCCTAGACTGCCTTGATACGCCGTAGGAACTGCATTGGTTAGAGCAGGAAATATATTGGCCACAACGTTTTGATTGACATATCCTGATTGGGCTATGGCTTGGAACTGTGCAACTACCGGAACTGATGTATAACTGTTTATGGCTGTGGTCATTACGGCATTAGGAGCAATAGGATATCCGCCAACATTGCCCAGTATGCCTGCACCAGCAATAAGATTTACACTACTGAGGATTCCAGTGGCCATTATGTTGCTCTAACATCAGTGCTACCAAACTTGCGACTGTGTTGTATGCAACTGTCACCGTCGCCATCCAATACCAATGGTATTCCATTGGCAAATACACTGGCGCCAACTTTGCCTGTAGTAGCGGCCTTTGTGGCGGCTCCAGCAACACCGCCCGGAATCACCCCTATTAGTCCTGCACAATGTTGAGGACTAGTAGGGCTACAACCCACATGTGGAGTAAACGGTGTAGCAGGAATAGCCGCCGGGCGGCCGTTGATCAATACGTTAGTATGCCCAGGCCCTACGGCAATGCCGCCGCCTGAATTTGGATCACCTACACGTTGAACGCCTTTTCCTGGCATTGCATTATCCCATTATGATAGATGGTTTGCGCACTGCCTTGAGTCCTGTTGTTGCTTCCAGGTAATGGTCGCTGACTTCGTCTCTGGTGTGGCAAATCATTGCTATGGCTGTTTTATTTATAGTCACATTTTGTTTGGGATCGCCTGTAAATATGGTATAGATCAACTGTATACCTTTTTCAGTAGGAACCGCACTTAACGGTTGCGATAGCACATATCCATCCTCATTGACTTGTACCACTTTGCCCACAATTTCGTCGGCATTGGTCAATTTGAATGTGTAAACTTTGTCTTGTTCTACTTGCATATTATCCTTGTAAATGTTGGCGCAGTTCTGTAAAACCGCCAATGTAGTTATCGTCCAAGAAGATCTGTGGCAAGGTTCTTGCGGTAGGTACTGCTTCTAATAGTTGTTCTCGGGTCCAGTCCTTGCTTACGTTACGTTCTTCATAATCAATACCGCGTGATTCTAATAGGGCCTTGGCCTGAACACAAAAAGGACAGGCGTTTTTGCTCCATACAGTAGCTTTCATAATATTCTCCTTATTTTTATTATAAACTGGGTAGTGCGTCGTAATCTAGTGTATCACTCATGACACCAATCACATAGTTGGTGCTTTCTGACTCTTGCAAGGCAGTCTGTTTGTTGCTGGTGTTGACATGCTTGTTGAACCAAGGAATAGGTGTGGTCTTGGGTGCAGGTGCCTGATACTTGACACCAATCTCCTTGAGTGCGTTAACTGCTGTGTAGTCCACAAAGTCTTTGAGGATCTGTGCGTTGAGACCAATAACCGGACCCTTGTTGAACAAGTAATCGGCCCATTGTTTTTCTTCACGAATAACATCCTGATATAGTGCATATACTTCAGCTTCACATTCTGCTCGAGCTTCAGCAAAGCGTGAATCTTCTTTGCATACTTGATTGATCATCCATGCTGTCCAATCTTTGTGTAGAATTTCGTCTTGGAGGATCAGGCTGATAATGTTGCCGTTGCCAATAAAAATACGATTTTCCACCATTGCTAGACTGGTAGCAAAACTTACCATGAAGCGGAATGCTTCCAAAGCATAAGACGCATGTAGTGCCAGCCAGATTGCCCGGATGTGTTCTTTCTCCGTAACAGCTTCTCCTAGTTCTTTGCGACAATTAACCAAATGTAATGCATCATAATAATTGCCAACACTTGATGCCATGTCTACAATTTCTTTGGTGTCATGGATTGTGTTAAAGGCATCTTTAGGCACGTTGTAGATGTTGCGAATGATGTGACTGTAACTACGACTATGGATATTTGTTTCAAAAAACCCCCAGTTGAACATAAGTGACTCAAGTTCAGGAATACTACACACTGGTGTAAACACTTGTGTTGGGCCACGACCTTGTAGACTGTCCAGGGCTGTTTGACGAAGTAAGTTACTGGTAAAGATATGACGAACTGTGTCACTAGCTTCTTTAAAGTCGTTGGCATCTTTGGTTAATGAGATTTCTTCTGGCACCCAAAAGAATCCACGTGCTTCAGCTTCAAACTTGGTCAGCTTGTTATACTTGACCTCTTCAAAGCGTTGAATGGTCACAGGACCAGCTGGATCAAGAAACATTTTACGTGACAGATAGTCTGTCTTGGTGTTTAAATTGTATTGTTTTTTTGACATTATTTTTTCTCTTGATATAGTTTGTTAATATTTTTCTACTAGAGCTTACATGAGAGACAGTCTTCTTGGTCATCAAAGTCTATCACTTCTAATGCCGCTTCTGGTTCGTCTTGTCCTTTTGAACCTTGTTTATTGATCAGGCTATAGTAAAAAGTTTTCAATCCCCAGCGATGTGCCAGCATCAAGTTCTTGGCAATTAGTGTAGTTGGAACTTTGCGATCAGCAAAATGTGCCGGATTGTAAAATGTATTTGTTGAAATACTTTGATCCACATAGGCTGCAATAACTGCCGCTGTCTTGATATAACCTGCACAATCTTTCTGTTCCCACATCAATTGATATCGGTTCTTTAATTTATTGTATTCTGGGGCTACCTGAATTAAACTGCCAGCCTTGCTTTCTTTAACAGTGATCAAACTCATTGGCATTTCAATACCGTTAGTTGAATTAATAACAACGCTACTTGATTCAACCGGTGCCACTGCCATTAAGGTAGCATTACGAACACCGTGAACTTTCATCAGCCCACGAAGTTTTTCCCAATCAAGTTCTGGCTTGAAGTTAGCCAATTCGTTAACTGCCTTGGCACGGAGTTCCCAAGGAAATACTCCTTGACCATAACGTGTAAGTCCTGAGTGACTGCACGGCCCACGTTCTTTGGCCAACTCGACTGTAGCTTCTGTTAAGTAGTAGGCCTGATGCTCCATCCATGATTTAACTTCTTGTAGTGCATCTTTTTCACCATATAGTAGCCCACGCTTGGCGTGCCAGTAGGCCAAGTTAGTGATGCCAATGCCCAAGGGTTGAATTTCTTGGTTGCTTAACTGTGACTGAATGGAAAGAAAATCTTGGTAGTCCAAAATATTACACAAGCTACGCTGAAGTATACGGCAAGCACGGCGCATATCCTCAGGATTACGGAACGCACCCCAGTTGATTGAGCCTAGCGTGCATAAGGCAATACGGCCTTCATCGTCATCTAGTCGTTTAAAGCTCTTGGTGGGCAGTAGGATTTCACAGCAAAGATTACTTTGATAAATTGTGTGATACTCAGGATCAAACGGTCCTTGATTCTGCACGTTGTCAATAAACACAAGATAGATACGACCTGTATCAGTGCGCTCTTTTAGTATGCCACCCTTGAACACATCTTCGGCGGCCATGACCTTGGTGCGTAAATCCTTGCGCCGTTCATATTTTACATAAAGTTCTTCAAACAGTTCTGTGTTTTTATAAAACGCTTCGTATAAGTCTGGAACCTCGTTGGGATCAAAAAATGTGATTGATTCTTTGTTTTTAAAACGGCGCCAGAAGAAACTGTTGAGGACTACACCGTAGTCCATGAACCTTACTCTGGTTTCTTCAGTTCCTTGATTATTCTTAAGCACAATAAGATCGTCAAACTGATAGTGCCAAATAGGATAAAATACGGTAGCACTTGCATTGCGGATACCTCCTTGACTACAACTTCTCAAATCTCCAAACCACTTTTTAAGAAATGGAACCATGCCGGTGTGCATGACTTCGCCACCGCGGATAGGTGCGCCCAACGGACGCAAACGACCAATTTCCAAACCGATGCCGGCTCGCTTGGCCGCATACTTGGCCATTATCTCGCCACTAGCAAATATACTGTCAAGATTGTCATCACTGCGGATAAGCACACAACTACTGAACTGTTTAGTAGGAGTCCCAAGCCCAGCAAGCACAGGAGTGGCAAGAGTAAAGAGGCCATCGCTAGCAGCATTATAATATTCTTTGATATAACGCATACGGGCAGCATTGGGTTCTTCCTTGTGGAACACAGTAGCCGCAGCAATAATATAACGAATTTGGGGAGTTTCATATGTTTCCTTTGTGGCCCGATTCTTGACAAGATATTTTTCAATCAGTTGTTCAATGGCCGCATATGAATATAACTCATCTCGGTCATGGTCCAACATGTCATTCATTTTGTTCCAGTCGTCCTCAGTATACCAAGTCAGGAGTTCGTCGGTATAGAGACCCGTGGCCACATTACGTTTTACTATCTCGTACAGATGTGGCACTGTGTATGTGCCATACACATCTTTGCGCAACATGCTGAGTCGTTGTTTGCCTGCTACATACTGGTAGTTGGTATGTCCAATATCAGGATTTGACTCTACATCAATAAGATCCACAATAGCTCTTAGTGTGATGCCATCAATTTCTTGAGTGGTAATACCATCATAAAAGTGCAACTGCGCTTTGATTTCTATCATACTCTGACTGACATCAGCAATACCTCGGCATACTTTAGCTACCTGTGCTTGCCACTTGTCAATCTGTAGTGGTTCTTTAGCACCGCTTCTTTTTACAACTGTAATTTGCGTCATCCTACTCTCGTTCTTGTTATTTTGTTGTTACTGTATCTGGTATCGCTTTAGTCGGCGAATTGTTTTTGCTTTGGGTTTGTTATTTAAGATTGAATCGTTTTTCCAATTAAGTATATATTTTTCTTTCGCTACCTGGACTAAATTATCACCAGCTTCAGTCAAAACCAGCTCTGCATCTGCCATATCCGCACGATCTAACAAACTTATAGTATACAGGATTCCAAGCCCACGAGCAAGATCACAGTAAACATTATCACTCAAAAGTTGCCAAGGATCGGGCCAAGCGGGTTGGTCATCCCAGTGTAGGTAATAAGGACGCCAAGGGGTACCAAACCACCAATGATTGATGACCGTTAGTGCTTGTTCTAAATCAAGAGATTGAACTCGAGTGCGTAGATCTGACCAGGACTCTAACCGGTCAGCAAAGTCTGCTGACCACATTAGGCTAGATAGGTAATAGAATAGTTAATGATACCATTGGTGCCACTATTGTTAGCCGCATAGGAAACAGTGATGGTAGTACCGGTTTGAGTGGCCGATAAAATAATACCTGTATCGCCATTTTGCACATAATCATCCGACCAGACCGGATTACCACTACCGTTGTTGGATGCGATTGTTATGGTTCCAGAACGATAAGTGGTAGAACGTGTAATAGTATAGTTGATTGAAAATGCCTGTGCTACAGAGGCATTTAAGGTTGTTACTGTGCCCGATACGTTGTTGGTCAATGCACCTTGAACACCAGTTTGTCTTGTGAATGTGCCCATGGCCAACTGTTCACCATTGGTGGTGGCAATACTTTGAGTGTTGTTGAGATTTACACGAGCATAAGAAGCCGCATCAGTATCGTTGCGTTGAAACATATCACTGATACTGACGTTGTTACCGTTCTGTATTTCAATGATGGTTGTGACCGGATTACCGGAACCGTTGAATCCATTTCCTACATCATAAAAAATGTTGTGGCCAGTGGCATTTAGCGTTGCGGTCGTAATAAACACACCTTGTGAATAGATGTTGTCAAATAAATTATGAACTATACGAACGCCAGTCGGGCCTGTTCCGCCACTGTTACCAAGGTTAAATCCTTGATACAGAATGTTAAGCGTAGAATTTGTAAAGGTTATGCCTTTGATCTGTTGTGTGGTAGCCGAGGCGTAAGTGGTGCCAGAGAATAGGCAACCATCGAACACAATCTGTTCGCAGACAAAACTAGTAGTGCTGGCAAATTGAACGCCCATAGTGCCAGCAACACTGGTAGTTAACGTTGATTTGCTTCCAGGGCCTGTAAAACTGACATTTTGAAAACGGCATTGGGTAGCATCCTGGACCAGGAATACATTTGATGCGGCATTGAGAGTTCTGAATCCCATGTTGGTAATGGTAATCGACTGTGGAGGCAATGCTCCACCAGATCCAATATTGGCTCCAGTATTTTGATTGCTGTCGGCTGTTTGCGCCACCACACCAGTTATGCCGGCATCCATTTGAATCACAGTGCCATTGATGCCTTCGCCATACAGGGTAGCATAAGGAGGAATGTTAATTGGGCCAGTTACACGATAAACACCAGCTGGGAAAAATAATGTGCGGCGGATCTGTGGATTGGTTTCTCTGCAATACAGTTGATTCAATGCACGATTAATGGCGGCTGTGCAATCTGTGGTACCATTGCCTACTGCACCAAAGTCCAATACCGATGCCCATTGATCTAGCCAGTTCTGCAGGCTGAGCGTAATTGGGGTACCGGCAGTTGGGCCTGTTTGCACTGCATATCCGGCGGCCAGGCCTTCATAAGTGTAGGTGTTAGTAAATGCCAGGATGTCTGAAAATTCTGTAAGAATTTCAGTGTTGCCAATTATAGGAGCACCGTCCTGGAGTGTACCATTGCCAATCCAAAGTTGGCGTGTGTCAGTTGACCAGCCAAGCTCGGCGCCAGCTAGTTGCGGTAAATTTTCTGCTAAACCTTTACGGTTTGTAATTTGAGATATTTGAACAATGGCCACTATAATCTTCCTTGAATTCTATCCAGTATTTAGCTGGTTAGGCCTGTAGGTAGTATAGCTCTAAACGGCGCCACCATTGGTCTGCCCAGTAGTCAAAATCCTCAGGTTTTAAGATAAATTCTTGATATTCGGGGCGGGCTAGAGGATTGCCCATTTCGTCTACAGGTGGTTTAACACACATCAAAACCACACCTTTGCGTATGTTGGTACCATACACTTCGTTGTGTGCCAGTGCATAGGCTACCAACTGTAAGTAGTAATCAGTGATCCATTCCGCTCGCTTGGGCTTGTTGGTCTGTTTAAAGTCCAGAATACTTTGGTCTTTTTGGTGTATGCCTACACAGTCTGTAGTGCCTGCATACAGCTTGGGAAAGTATAAGGGAATTTCTACACCCCAGAATTCGTCAACGTTTATGAGTCCATCTTCGATCACAGTCTGTGCCATAGCATGACTGGCCCAGCCAAACGGATTTGTGCCACGCTCTTTTAGTTCACCAGTTTTGACATAGTGTTCCAAGTAGGTATGCATACGTGTTCCGCGATTGGCGGCTTCTGTGGTGATTTGTTGAGCTTTTGCATGTCCTACATTACGACGCCATTGTTCTAGTGCAACCTTTGCTTCTGCTGGTTTTGTTTTGTCTAGGATTGTTGTTACACTAGGTACACGACTTCCATCTGGACAACTGTATAAACGTTTACCTTCTTCACTTGTGCGACTTAATTCATGATACGCAAATTTTGGGTTATACACGAAAACTTTCTCCGCAACCACAGCGGTCACGTTCTTGGGGGTTAATAAATTCAAAACCTTCGTTTAGGCCTTGACGCACATAGTCTATTTCCATACCGTCAATGTAGGGCAGGTCTTTTTGATCTACTAGGATGCCAAATCCTGATTGTGGAAAAGCAAT